AATAATAAAAATAAAGCTTTGGAGGGTTATTTTAAAAAAAGGAGGCATTCGGAAAAAGCCACTAAAACATATGCATCGTTGGCTACAGAAGAGGGTGTGAGAAAGGCTATAGATATCCTTGATAAACTAGGCCCTGAAGAAACGGCTGCCGCACAGCGATTTGCTGGTAATGCGAAAGATGGATTTGAATATTTAAGGATCTACTGTTCTCAATTAGGTATTCAAGCACCTGAGCAATTTATTAATGGACTTAAATCGGGTTCTATTTCTGCAAATGAAGCTGGTAAGCTCTTAGCTAAAATGGTTGAACTAGGTATGTCTGAGGTCGATGCTAATAAAATTGCTGAAGAAGCAGGGTATAAGTATGCTAATGGTGTGCTTACTGCCAAAGAGCAAGCTAAATCATCTGGTGACCAACTCAAACAAGCTGTTGAGCAAGGCCTTACCGGCGACGGTAACGGTTTTGATAGTGGTCTTATCACGGCAGCCTTTGAGAAACTCAATGCTCAGTTTGGAGGTCAGCTTGACGTAACTAAGGCACTTGCCGGTGTTAAATCTGGTGAAATCAACCAAGAGATGCTCGCTAAATTCGCAGAAGGAGACTTCTCAGGAGTTTCTGAAGAGAATATGAATGAGTATCTCAAACCTATTGAAGGTATGGGTGAAAAAGCGGCTGCTAGTATTGATGGTGCTAATCAACAAGTTGGCGCTTCTATGGATACTATGAACACCGATGTATCCGCTAAGGCTGCCGAAACAGCTAAGTCTTTGACAACTGCTTTGACTGACTTTACAGGAGCAGTGCTTGGTGCCCAGAAAGGTACTGGTGAATATTCTGCTGAGATTGGTAAGGGTAAGACCCCCGCTGAAACTGCCGCTAAGGAAGTAGCTAAAGGAACTAAAGAGTCTCTTAAATTCAGCGCGACAGATGAGGCAAATAACTCAGTTAAGACCTTTACAGACACCGTTCAATCTGGTGAAAATAAAGGTAAGGCAGAGGGCGCTGGTAAACAAGTTAACTCTGCTGCTAAGCGAGGACTTAAAGGTACCGGTGGTGCTGCTGCATCAGGTGAGGCTATCACATTGGCATTCGCTGGTGGTCTAGCTAGTTCTGCCGCTCTTGCTGCCATTGATGGTGCTATGGCTCGTGTAAACTCACGTGTTAAACATCACCAACCTCAGTCACCAGCTAAACGTGGTGTGTTCTCTGGTGCAGGATGGACTGGAGTATTTAAGTCAGGTTTGGCTATTGCAAAAGAATTTGCATCAGGTTTAGGTTCAACTAAATCACTTAATGCTATTAGTAGCAATATGGATAGAGTTAACTCATTTGTACAACAATCAATAGATACGATTTCAGGTTATCTTGATGATAATATTGAGATGCGTCCGGTTATTACACCTGTATTGGATATGAGTAATATTGAAGGATATCGCTGGAATGGAGCAGGCACACTTACTTTATCTCCTGCTGGCGTTGATTATAACACGCTTAATCCAAATACAAGGAATATCCGCGATAATAAATCTTCTATTGATGATGTTGTTCGTAACCTTGAGAGTGTGGATAAGAAGCTTAACGCCATTACTGAAAACACTGAGATTGGTAATAATCTCCTTGCTCAAGATAGAGTTAACGTTACTTATATGGATAAAGATCTCGTGACTCGTGCCTTAGCTCCTGGTATAACAGAAGCTCAGCGTACGCTCACAGATAGACAAAATATGTTAGATGGAGTGTTACCACAACTATGAGAGATGATTCATATTTCTCCATAATATTTGGAGAAGGAACTGAAGCAGTTGATATCGGTAAACTTCTAGATGCTGTAACAAAAGTAGAACGTAATGCTGGTGCCGGTCAGGATCATACATATTCCGCCGGTACTGGCCGTTTTGGTAAGACTTGGGTATCTGGTACTCGTGGTACATATCCTATAACTATTGAAGGAACCAAGTCAGGAGGGCCTGTAGACTTTCTAGCGCTTCGTACTAAACTAGCACGGGCTCTAGACTGTCCAGATGGGCCTAAGAAACTACAATTCGACGACCAAGACGGTAAATACTACATGGCTGTTGTTACAGGACAACCTAAGTTTACTGAAGACATACAAAACAGCAAAGTTACAGTCTCAATATCTTTCGATGTTCCTGATGGACTCCTCCATTCTGAACTGACAAAGGTACTTAACGCGGAGACTACTTCTGCTGACGTCGGCTCACTTACCAAAGATGGTAAAGTCGTCAAAATAACTTTAAACAATGCAGGAAGTGCACCCGCTTACCCTAAAATTAGAGTAAAGAACAATACAAGTAACGGTTGGATTGGTATTGTAAACAAAAATGGTATTATGGAGATCGGTACAAGCTCGGCTGATAGTAGAGGTACTAACATAGCTACCGGAGCATACGACCAATCGCATATGTTATTGAGTATTGCCCCAAATGATACCAACCGCTGGTTACAAGGAACCAACATTACAGCTAAATACCGTAATGTCTCACCTTTACCATTTGCTAGTCATGCTGAGGTTAATGACATGACGCTCAACTGGAGGGCTAAGGGTATTGGTGGTCAAGGGTATGATGCTCCTGGACTACACTGGTCTGGCTCTGGTGGCAAGGGTGTTGGTCGAGATTGGGGATGTACAATTTATGAATATCCTCTATCGCCTGATAAGGCTGGTCAGAAAGGTGCCAAAGACTTCCGTTGTGACTTCACAATGAAGCTCTGGGCCTCCAAGATCGGTCAGACTGGTCTTTTGTCTCTACTATTTATGACAGAAGATGACCGACTTATTTGTGCATATAGTCTTGACAAGCCTTGGACAGATAGTGATATGACAATGCAGACATTTACAACCTCTGATATCCATGCATCAGACTTAGCTAGACGGGAAGAGAATTACTTCGGTTCAAATGACAATGAGCCAGGTCAACAACGACCTAACCCAGGCTTTAACAGTCGTACGGGTAATGCCTATGTTATTAAGGAAGGACCTAAGTTCACATATAGCTATGCTGGAGCGCCTAAGACAATCACTGACTCATCTAAAGAACACCTCTTATGTACTAAAGTATGGGTTATGTTTGGTCGTCTTAAGTATGAACGTCCTGACGTTGGATATCTTAATACGCTATGCTTACAGTCAATTCGCTTCCTTAAAAACCATGCTCAACGTTATGACCTAGTTCCTAACAAGTATGGTGTTGGTAGTGAAGTTATTGTAGACATGTATGAGGGTAAGATCTCATTTATAGCAGATCCTGCATCTTCCAAGAAGGGCGTATCTGCAGAAGGAGACCTTATCAACGGCTCAAGGTATTTCACGATACCTCCTGGCGAGTCTAAACTAGAAATTCATTCTTCTCCATTTGTTGACGTTGCGCCTGATGTGACTGTCGAATGGGAAGAAGCTTGGTTGTAAGAAAGGAGGCCGAAACTTCAAAATGAATAGAAAACCTGCATGGCAGTTATCTGTACATGATAACGCGATGAACGTGGTAGATCATATCAATAACGATATACCGGGTTCTCTTAAGTATTACAACGAAGAGTTTCATCAATTCTGCGGTAAGGGTTCGGCCACCTTTAAATTTACTGTAGATAAATACACAAATGGTCAACTTAATGAACGTATTAGTAACTTGACATCTGAGGCATATATATCCTTCCATGAAGATGGAGTAGATTATGTCTTCAACGTGATGACAAGGAAAGAGACTAATACAACTATTGAGCTAGAGTGTACGTCAACCAACCTAGAGCTACTCAATGAGAAGACCCTAGCTTATGAAGCTACTGAAGCTCTGACATTCTTAGAGTATGTCGGCAACATGAATTTGTTTAGTCTTACTCGTATTGAGTTGGGTGTGTGTCAAGTACGTGACCGTAAGTTAAAGCTTAAGTTTGAGTCTGAGGAGGACACATGTCTTGCTCGGATTATCAAGCTTGTTGAGGCCTTTGATGGTGAGTTGGAGATTATAACTCGATTAACGCCAGGTGGTCAGATTGATAGGTATATCTTAAACGTATACAAATCAAGGGCTATTGCTGGAGATCGTGAAGAAGGTCTAGGCCGTGTTCGTACTGATATCAGGTTGCAGATGGGTAGAGACGTCGTGTCCGTTGTGAAGAAAGAGGATAAGACAAAACTATTCTCCGGTATTCGTATGCGGAATAAAGATGGCGCCTATATTACTCAACCTAAGGCTAAAGAGGTCAAAGCCGCAGATGGGGTCCATACTGAAATCTTTTGTACGCGTAATTCTCATACGATCTATGCCCCTATATCCGCTAAGCTCTATCCGTCTGTGAACAAAAGGGATAACTGTGATAACTGGATTATTCGTGATGTAAAGACTGAGTTTACTACTTCAGAAGAAGCCTGGGCTTACGGTGTGCGTATGCTTAAACAGTATATGTACCCTGTTACTACTTGGGAGATTGACTTAAACTCAGCTATTGTGCTACAACAATACGATATTAAGATTGGTGACGTTATTTTCATTACTGACGAGCACTTTGCTGGAGGGCTTCTTATCCGAGCTCGTATTACTGAGATGATACGTTGTTCTACAGACCCTAGCAAAACTAAACTTGTTCTATCTAATGTGGTTGCGACTAGACCATCGAACAATACAACGCTGATGGCTACAATGTCGCGTATGATAGCAGAGGCTCAAACTTTCAAAATGAATGTAAAAACTACAGGCCCTACGATGTTTCGTGAGGTATCTGATAGTTGTGAGTTCATACCAACCTTATTGAAGGGTAATTCCGAAGTTAATGATGCTGAATTCATCTATTATATAGACAATAAGCTAGCTGGAACAGGCCCTAAATTTAAAGTGTCTAAGGCTAACATAGGAACTAGTGGTGTTGTACTTGTTACAATACAAGCTATCTATCAAGGTAGTATTGTTGAGTTCCAAGACATTACGGTATCAACAGTTAATGATGGGGTTTCTCCAGTTATGACAGTTGTACACTCAAGTAATGGTGATACGTTCAAGAATAATGTCATTGAGACTATCTTGACTGCTAAACTATTTAGGGATGATACCGAGATTGATACTAAAGGTGAGGCCTTTAACTATATTTGGACTAAGACTCTAGCCAATGGTGTTGTAGATGAGGCTTGGGGGCAACGTCCTGAGTCTAAGAAGAAATCTGTAAGCGTGACTAATATCGATGTTAAAGATAGGTCAACATTTACAGTAGCTATAGAAACTAAGTAAGGAGGTGTGTTATGGCTATAATTTCAACAGGTCAGATTACGATTGTAGACGTAGATGACGGAAAAACACAGTATACGCACCTCGCTTATGCTGATGATATTTCTGGTGGAGGTTTTAGTAAGACCGATACTAATAAGAAGTTTATAGGTATCTATCAGGACTTTAATGCCTACCAAAGCGACGACCCTAAGAAGTATACTTGGAGTAAGTGGCAGGGTTCTGATGGGGTTAATGGTGTGCCTGGCCAACCTGGTAGAGATGGTAGAACTCCATATGTCCACTTTGCTTGGGCTAATAACGCAACTGGTACAGAAGGATTCACAACGTCTAAGAATGACACTACACGTAAGTACATGGGAGTGTATACCGACTATACGCAGACAGATAGTACCAACCCTGCAGATTACACTTGGCAACGAGTTAAAGGTGAGGATGGGGCTAATGGCGTTCCGGGCAAACCTGGAGCTGATGGTCGAACGCCCTATGTTCACTTTGCTTACGCCGACTCTGCTGATGGTAGAACTGGATTTACTGTATTAGGCGGACCTGGTAAGAAGTATATGGGTACTTACACTGACTTCAACCAGCCAGATAGTACAGACCCTACTAAGTATAAGTGGAGTCTTATTAAAGGTGCCGATGGGGCTAAGGGTGACCGTGGTGATACTGGGCCTATGGGTCCTGCTGGCCCTCAGGGAATTCAAGGTCTACAAGGCCCTAAAGGCGATCAAGGCATCCCTGGTCAGAAAGGTGCTGATGGTAGAACCCAATACACTCATATAGCTTATGCGGATAACGCTAGTGGTGGAGGGTTTAGTCAAACTGATCAAAACAAACCATATATTGGTATGTATCAGGACTTTACTCAAACTGATAGTAGTAATCCAAGCTCTTATCGCTGGACTAAGTGGAAAGGGTCTGATGGAGCCAACGGTATTCCGGGTAAAGCCGGCGCTGATGGTAAGACATCATATATCCACTTTGCTTATGCCGACTCTTCTGATGGTAGAACCGGGTTTACTGTGAATGGTGGAAGTACTAAAAGATACATGGGTACATATACCGATTTTACGGAAGCGGATAGCACAGATCCTATTAAATATAAATGGGTGGATGTATTAGGTAACGTAGAGCTCGGATATCGTAATATACTACTTAATACCTCCGATATGGTACATTTTCATATTCAACATGGCCCTGCTGGAGACATGTCTTCTATATTTTCTTATGATAGTTCCGATGATAGTATTGTCATAAATTCAGGAAATCAATCTGATTATCGATTTTGGGGAGTGTCATGGGACACCTCTATCCGATCAGTAAAACAAGGGGAAGTTTTTTCTATAAGACTTCCTATTTATAGGGATACTAGTGTTCAATTAAATAGTAGCGTAAACTTAATATTAAAGAATCATGCTAATAATACCGCTTTATTTAATTATGATCTTAGTAAATCTAAACCAGATTCATGGGAAGTGCACAACATAACCTTTACTGCCATTAAAGACTTTGACTTTGATGGGTTTAACTTTTATATACTTATCTCAAAGTCTGGTAAAATTAAAGTCGGACGACCAATTATGGTTCGAGGAAATATCGTACCTAAAGATTGGATCGCAGCTCCCGAAGATACGGAGAAACAACTTAACTCCAAAGCTGACCAATCTCTAACACAAGATCAACTTAACAAATTAGCCGAACGCGGTGCTCAACTTAAAGCTGAGATGGATGCTAAGGCTGCTGCTGACTTAGTTGAGAAGTGGATAAACGAGATAAAGAATCTTTCTGCTGTAGAAGAGGCCGGTCGTAAAGAAGCGGAACTCGCTGCTATTCGGGCTAGTGAGCGTATAGTTGACTTACAACGTAAAGTCGGAGAACTTAAACTTATGACCGAATTCGTAGATACATACATGTCTCAATCAGAAGAAGGTCTTATAGTGGGTCGTAAAGACGGCGCTTCTAAGGTACTCGTTTCAAATGACCGTATCTCATTCATCTCTGGTGGTAAAGAGGTCGCATCTATATCTCAAGGTGTTCTACAAATCGATAATGGGGTATTTGTGAAAAGCCTTCGTATTGGACGGTTTGTTACAATCCAAGATCCAACTAACTTAAATAGAAATCTAACGATGTTTGTAGGAGGTGCTTAATTGTATGGTACGTGTTAACTTTACTGGAGATTACGGTCCTAACCTACAGTTAGACCTCTTCTCTGCTTGGAGTACACCAATTGAGGGTAAGAATGCTTCATTGGTTAATGTACAAGTAATTTTAATTGCCAATGGGTATGCCGCTATCTATGGTTCATATCCTAGAACATTATGGATAAATGTTGGCGGGATACAAGAACAAGTTACGGTTGATGTTGGTATTTCACAAGGTCAAGTAAAACCTTTACTTCAAAAGAACTATGAGATACCTCATAATCCTGATGGTACAAAATCTATAAATATTTCAACTGCTATCGATATTAATATCGGTGGGTATGGTGTTGCTAGGGCCGCATTCGATTTACAACTTCAAAATATAGCTCGTGCTAGTAAGGGTGGCGATGTTAGTGCGACAATCGGCTCGCCTGTTAATCTTACTATCAACAGAGCTAGCGATGCATTCTTCCATTCTATATATGTTGAATACGGAACATGGAAGCAGTCTATTACAGGAAATACGGTTACTACGAGTTATAACTGGATACCACCTATGGAGCTCTGTGAACAAACGCCTGACTCAATTAAAGGTGAAGGTAGTATAACTTATATTACTTATCAAAATGGTCGTGAGATAGGTCGAGATGTCCGAAGACTTACTCTTACAGTGCCCGATTCAGTTCGACCGAGTATAACAAGTATAACAGTCAAAGATACGAACGAGAAGATAGCCAAGTTTATGAAGCCGAACACTTTTGTAACTATTTTATCTAATCTTAAAGTAGACTTCGGTAGTGCTACTGGGGCATATGGTTCTACTATAACTAAATATAATGCTTTTATTGTAGATAAGCCATATTCGGCATATACAGAAGAAGGCATTATCGGTAACGTTCATTATGTTGGACGAGCGATTGTGCGTGCTACAGTTACAGATAGTCGCGGTCGTGTTAGTGAACCTAAGGATATTCCTGTAGAGTTTATTGATTATTATCTTCCTCAGATTAGTTTCGATGTTAAACGCGTTGGTACAAATGCCGATCAACTACAAGTTACGCGAAACGTCAAAATAAATCCATTAACGGTAGATGGTAAGCAAAAGAATACCATGAAGGTATCCTTTAAAGTTGCTCAGTTTGGTACAGAGGCTTTTATCGACGATACGGGCCCCGCCAATCTTAATGCGACTGATAAACTTTCTAGTATGGTTAATTCTGTAGCTAACTTGGGCGGTAGGTATTTTGCAGATAGGTCTTATATTGTCATAGGAACTATCGAGGATAACTTCGCTAGTGCTTCTTATCGTGTTGAGGTGGCTACTAGGTCCGTTGTTATGTCAATGGATCAATCAGGTATAGGTATTAACAAGGTTCGTGAGCGTGGCGCTTTAGACGTCGGTGGCGATATTTATGCAAATAATAAACCTATCCAACAACTACAGCTAACGCAAAATAATGGTAATGTTCATGACATACGATCATCTATACGCGACTGTAACGACGCTAGAACCTCTGGTTTTTATGTTATTAAAGGCACATGGGATGGCACAAAAAACAGCCCTACTGGCGCACCCGGAATGCTGGAAATCTTCAACTTAAACGAGCGAGAGACCTGGCAAAGGTATACTACGACTAAGTTGGAGTCATACATTCGTTTTAGAAGTTGGAGTAACGTTTGGACTCCTTGGGTTAAATATAACATGGGAGATAATACTCCAGCTAAACCTGCTAATCCAGTAGAACCACCAGCGCCTACTTCCGTTAAGAAAGATATAGCATTTCCTTGGCAATTTACAGGTAGTGCTATTCGTATTGGAAATACTGTAACAATTAGTATTGTAAGAAAGATTAAAGCAATAACCAGTCAGTATGAGAATGAACTAATGCCAGAGACTATTCCAGAAGGATTTAGACCAGCAGTAGATGCTACACTGGTGCTCAACGCGAACGAGCGAGTTAATATCATAGGGAGTGCAATATTCCATTTATCAAGTGCTGGAGCGATTAGAATGACCACATATCTAACCAACAACGCAGTTTGGACAGGTACAATAACTTACCTGACGGAAGACCCTATGCCTAAATAAGTTACCCACCAATATTAATATAGAAAGGAGATTTAAGTGTCTAAATTAGAGTTTAAATCCAAGTCATTAGATTATGATTTATCCAATAATAAGCGAACGCATGTTATTCTCGTTGATGATAATAACTCTGTTGTTCATATTTACTTAGATGAGTCGGCTATCGAACTTACAAACGGCGAGCTATATTCTATGGCTATGCAAAAACTCTATGACGTCAACTTCCCTAGCAAGGCTGAGAACGATAAGTTCAATAAGGTTGAAGAGAAGATTGATGCTGTAGATAGTGCCATGGATGTTATTGTAGCATTCGCTGTGTCTATTAAAGGCAGCATGAATACTCATGCCTATGCTAAGATCGCATCTGCTGCTAAGCCATTAGTAACTGGAAAACGTTATGGTAATGGTGATGTAGTGGCCATGCCTTATCCATATGATACCAACGAGAAGTGGCCTAAAGGTACGCCTACGATTTTCGCATTCACAATGCAAGAGAATGAAGGTTATAACTATAAGTCACAAAAAGTTGAAGATATGATCAAGCAAGGCTCGCTTAGTATGGTAATGCCAAGGTTTGATTAGAGAGAGGTACCATGCAAGAGAAAGAACTTATGCACTGGTTTGTTACGGTTATTTTCCCGATATTTATTAGTGGGGCAAGTTTTTATATTGCCTCTAAGAATCGTACAACAGAGCTAGAACACCGCCTAACTGAGCTCGAAGTTAGAGACGCCCACCATGAAAAACTTATTGATAGTATTTCATATAGGTTGGATAAATATGAGGAAGAGCAAAAGATAATCCGAGCTTTAGTTGAGCGTATGGATTATATGAACGACGGCCTCAAGTCAGTTAAAGAGGATGTTGATGAGATCAAAGTCCTCATTAAAAGTAATCAACACAAATAGGAGATATATAAATGGAACTTACAAACAAACAATATGATATCGCAAAACGCATCGTAATTCAAGTTGTACCAGCACTTATTGCCCTTATTACAGGTCTTGGTGCTTTATATAAAGTAGACGTATCTCTCATCACAGGTACAATCGCTTTGTTCGCTACATTTGGCGGTACTGTACTTGGTGTATCTAGCAAGAAATACAACGAATCTACACAAGAAGACGATTTAAAATAGATCTACCGAAAGGAGAATCTTATGGCAACTAAGTCAGAGGTTATTTCCTGGGTTTGTAGTCTAGCTGACCGTGGCATTGGGGTTGATGCAGATGGCGCCTATGGTATGCAATGCGTTGACCTCCCTAACATGGTCGCACAGAAGTTCTTTGGTCGCTCTATGTGGGGTAATGGTATCGATATGTTAAGTGCAGGTCAAGGACTTGGCTGGCATACGACTGGTGGTAACGTATTACCTAGGGCTGGTGCTATATTCTGTATGCGGGTATCTTATCACGGATATGGGCATACTGGTATTGTAGTAGGCGAACCTGATGGTAACGGTAACTTCCAAACTGTCGAACAGAACGTAGATGGCGGTTTAGCGGGAGGTCCTGCTAGATATCGCGTCCGTTCACTCGGCAACCCTACAGAGAACATCATTGGATTTATTTACCCTCCATATTCAGATGGTATCGACGCTCCTGCCGGTGGTGGGCAAGGCGGAGGGCCAGGTGGTGGAGGACCAACAGGCTATCAAGGAGAAACCATGGATTTTACATTTATGATTAGTGGAGATGCTGGTTGGAACGCTCAAACTATTTGGTATTATAATGGTGCCATTAATGAAATCCAACCGCTCCATAATTTAGAAGAGCTCAAATATCTACGTGCTATTTACAACGATACACATGGTGGACGAGATCTGAAGCACTATGAGTGGAATACTCAAGCGCCAGTATACGTGCGTATATTTGGTGCATTGAAACCATCTACCGAAGATAATAATATCAAAGCGGCATTGAATAAGATTATCAAGCAACTGGAAAACGCTACTTAAGCGAGGAGGTTGTACGATGTCTATATGTTTTACATTCCGTATTGAGGATAGAGACCCTGGGCAAGAATATCTCCAAGGTTGGGATCCTCGTAAGGTATATTATTATAACGGAGAGGTTAACGAAATCGCATATATTCACAACGAAGATGAATTAGGGTTCTTAAGACAAACATATAAGGAGACTCGTGGTCAAGACTTAAAACATTATGTTTGGAATACACAAGCTCCTGTATTTATACGTATATTTGGTGCATTAAAGCCTTGGACAGGTGCGGGTGGTATGAAGAAAGCCGTCGAGTCTATGAAGGCTAAAGTTGATGCATATGAGGACGTATACTGGAAACCTAAGTTCTTTATCCCTCGTGTAGCTTTACATATTCGTAGAGAACCTACCCGTGTTGCAGAATCATTAGGTGTATGTGATATTAATAGGAAATATGAAGTTCTGGCCACAATCACACAATGCGATTGGCACTGGGCTAAGATTAACCATAACGGCATTATCGGTTGGATTGCTATGGGGGATTTAACCGGTGAATGGTATGGTGAAAAGCTTCGTTATTAATATAAGGGCGCTGTGGAGTAAAATCTACAACGCTCATTTTTTTTTAAAATTTTTACAGCCTACTATATAGAATAACATGAATATTTGGAGGAAATAAAAATGGGAATATTTATAGGAATTTTATTGGCATTTTGGATCTTGTCTTATGGATTCACAGCTATTCTAAAAGGAATCGGTAATTTCATTCTAGCTCTATTTGGGCGATAAATGAAAACTCCGGTTTTCTTTTTTTTTTTTGAAAGGAGATATAATATGGGGTACCCAACATTACCAACCGCATTTGATTTGAAGAATCGCGCAAAATTCCAACCGCCTAAGGGCTGTGAGGAGATCATTAGATATCTAAACATCGAATTTAACGATGTCTGTAATAACTCTGAATTGTGTGAGAACGGATTCTTAAAACTATCATTACATGTATTAGATCATTTTAATTGTGATCTAGATGAATTTATGCCTTATTTAACTATGTTAGGATATCAGGTTATACCTTTAGTAGGTTCATATGAAGTAGTTATACGATGGTAAAATATTTACAACGCTTTATATAGAATAAAGAAAATGAGGTAAATATCATGAACAATACAAAATTGCAAACTATTTTATTCGAACGCAGAGATGCGGTACGTAGAAACTTATCTAAGTTGTTGGATAAGATTGAGAACACTATTGCAGATGATTTTATGGAAGATCCTGAGAGAATTGTTTTTCAAGTTAATCTTGATAAAGCAGCGGCTCATACAGGATTTGCTGTAAATCAACTGGAAGCGAATCTTGATCTTATCTATACAGGTCTATTAGATAAAGGTTATAACGTTCGACTCTATGCAGACGGGCATGATAGTAATAAACAATATTTGACTGTGAGCGTTTAATACGCTCATTTCTTTTTTTATAGCGCTCATTATAGAAAGATCATATATGCTTTACTTTTTAAAGATAACTGTTTTGAATTATTCAGATATGTAAATAATGGCGAATTTATACACAATATAGACTTAGAACGAGAGTTCGAGGTTTTATTATGTAAACTTACCATTACTGTAGATAAATGGAGAAAAGCAGACGGTTTATTTAGAAAGTATAAAGAACGACAAGCGATTAAGGAATTGGATACTTTAATGACTATGATTTTTCGAAAATACTTTATACTATTAAAATGTATTTATGAGTAAGGGTTATTAACGCCCTTTCTTTCTTTTTGAAAGGAGTATATATGTTAGAAAGTAAACTAACGGAATATATTATGTATGCTATATCTTTAGCCTGCGCATTTATATTAGTATTCTTACTTGGTATAAACGTTGTTAGGGATGACTATAATAAAATGATAAAGGACAAAGAAAGCGAGATTGAACGAGTTACCCAGCAACGTGATATTTATAAGAAACGTTGGGAGATACGGGATAAGGCCGCTACATATTTTTATGATGAATATCTACATCTTAAGGAAAAATACGACGCATTAACAATCGATAAGGAGGACTAAACAAATGAATAATCTTAAGAAAGCCATTGAAGTAAAAGAACAAATGGATAAGAAGCGACTCGACTATATTAAAAGTTTAGATTTCGATACATTATATAATGATATCGCTGATAAACTTGATAGAATAGATCCAGGGTATACCAATCTTATTATTAAAAGCGATAGTATATTTAAAACGATTAATTCCACTACATTCGATAATGGTAGATTTTTATATGAAAAAGAAATTCTACTAGAGGTTAAAAACACTTTAACAAATCTTGGTTATATCATTGAACCAGTATATGCTCTTATTGGTAATTCCCCAATTGGTATGAAGATTTACTGGGATCCTAAAGATGTCCCTAGCGATAAATAATATTTCTAATATTTACAGCTCTCATTATAGAAAGAGAGGTAAAATAACATGAGAAAGTTATTACGTTTTATTGGATTCCACTGTCTTGCAGCATATGCAGTTATGGAAGAAGCTTATATCGATAGGCTCGTAAAGAACGGCTATATGAAGCAAGATGCTAAGGAACATAACGAACGGTTAGAAATCACTAGACATGTTTTAACAAAACTTAAGAAAGAGTATTAATACAATACTCTTTTATTTTTTTTTAAGGAGAATAAAAACGGACACTATTATAACCTTAACGGCCGAGGATATGCAAGAGAAATCATTAAATAGTAATATCGAGGAAGTACGTCTTGCGCTAATCAGTATAGATAAAAGACTAAAGTCTGCTTCAATTAGAGAGTTGGAGAGTCATAGCATTTTTGTACCATTATCTGATTTTTATGATCGTGATAATGTTTGTCGAGGTAAAATTATTATTAAAGAAATAACCCCGTTTCTTACTAGTAAAAATTACTCTGTGGATATTGAAGAATTTAGGGCAGACAATATTACATATCTAAAAGGAATATCTATCAGTTGGTAATCTAATATTTACAACCGTCTATATAGAAAGAGAGGTAAATCACATGAAACTATTTAAAAAAGATCATGTTGCAAAACTTGAAGAAACTATCGAGGCAAAACTCGATGAGCTTAATACACAACTAGCTATTGCTGAAACCCGAGGTGAGGAAGAGGTGAAGATCATGGACGACATCGACTTCTTAACCAAAGCATTATCTGATATTAAAGTCAGAAAGATGCAAGGTAAAGAGAAGATGGCTCCACAGGTCAAAGCCGCTATCATCACTACAATCGGTGGTGCTATTGCTAGTATTGCAGGTATTATAATCATTCGAGATTATGAAGCAGAAGATGGTTTATTCACGTCTAGCGCAAAAAACTTTATTAAGAAGTTGTACTGATGCTACGAAGAATATTTCACTAAAGAATTTAAACGTGCATTCTTCAATTATATATTCGGTATAATGTCTATAAATCATCTTGAAGCGAACGACTCAGACTTAGAGATGTTTTATATTATATTCCTATCTACGAGCTGGGAGATTAACGGCATTCCGACGTCGACTATCCTTAAATATTATAAAGAGGATTTGAGACAACTCTATTACTCATATTTCAAGATGCGTATTATTACAAATACAAATGAGGACGATATTAATAAGATAGTATCTCGTATGCGTGATAAGATAATATCTTGCGACCTATCTCCAACAGATATTGACTATGAAAACTGTATGGATATGGTCTTGGATGAGTATGCTGGTGATAGAAAGGCTATGATAAGAGATATTATATCGTACAAGCCTAAATACTTTAAAGACTCTTATTATAATATGATTAGGATTATTCACAATTTGAAAGGATATAGATAATGGATATTTTATCACATCAAGAACTTCAAGAAATGCGCGAAAAACGACTTAAAGAAATGGATGATCTTTCATTTATCCGTTATATGGTTGTTGAAGGTGTCGTTACCCAATATTTAACAACCTATATGTTTGAGACGGCCGATGAATGGTCTGATTGGTGTAGATACAACTTTGATGACTATTATTGCGGTCGTAACATTGCACAGCTAGCTATTGATCATAAATATTATATTGAAGAATGTATTTTAAATGCTAATAAAATTATAGATGCTCAAGTAATATAATAAACGGAGGAAGAATAAAATGAAAAGAACTATATTACTTACCATGATGGTATTAATGACGTTGTTTGTTGCAGGCGCTAGTGTATGGTATTTTGCTATGCCACACCCGCCTAAAGCCGATATTACAACATTTCAGGAACTCAAGGATAAGGTTAAATCAGAAGATGACTTTGTTGGCAAGGTTGTTCGTTGGGAAGTACGTGACCCGCATCCTATTGGTGGATATGACCCGGATGAGAAAGCTTATGGGTTTTTAGGTAAGGTTGATGTTACAGGAAGTAACGACCCTATTTATGCAGGCTTAACCGTACTAAACGCAGACCCTAATATGAAAATTCGTACAGGTGACGTGTTATACGTTAAGACGACCGAGTTCCAATCAGAATCTCCATTCGGGCCTTTTATTAAAGGGAATGTTGTATACATCGAGAAAGGTAGTAAGAAATAATGAACCATGAAATAGTATTATATCCAAACAATGTTATTCTTGTAGATGCGTTACATAGAACGCGTATTTCATATAATCGCATAGATGATACCGGTATTGAACTTAGAGTCGATCCTATTAGCGATGTGTCGCATATCGAAGATGACTTGGATGTTCTTGAAGACCTAGCTACGAATATCTTTGATCTATATCTTAAAGACCCTACGCTAGCTAGTAAGATTGTTCGTCCAAGATATTATTACTCAGATACACATGGTAAATGGATTATCCAATACCCGTTTAAATAAAATTTTTACAACCGTCTATATAGAAACGATAATAAAATAAAAGGAGGACATTAATATGTCAAATCAAGTTTCAGAAATTAAAGTTGCAAAAGATGTTAAAGAAGAAGTTAACTCAACAGTTAACCAGATCGCAGACAATCTTACAGAAGAAGATCAAGCTAAACTTGCTGAGCTTGTATCACAACAAACTATTGTTGAATCTAAGAAAGAAAACCCTTTGAAGAAAGGTGTTAACTGGATTAAGAAACATAAATGGCTTGTTGCTGGTGCACTCGGTGGAGCTTTGGCTATTGGTTATCTTGGTAAGAAAGCCTATGATGCTGGTATGCCTGCTGAGTTCGACGCAAACTCTGATGTTATTGATGCAGATTTTAAGGTAAATGAAAATGTATATGAGTATGAAAATACTCCTGAAGTTGAAGAAGTTTCAGAAGATGAAGTTGTAGAATAATTCTACGCTTCTTCTTTTTTTTTTTTGAGTGAGGAGATACGAATGAAGAAAACGTATTTAGATAAATATATGTATGAACTCGAACGTCTACCACATAAGGACTCTGAAAGGGTAGATGTTATTGTAAGAATTGATCCGATTGACGATATGCGTTCAACTGACTTATTACTCGCATTAGGCTCAACACATGATATAGCATCTATTGAAGCTATGCCGTTTAAAGTTGAGGAGCAATTAACCACGCCATCTGATCGTGAAGAAGGGATGCTTTGTGTTACATTAACTGGTCATCAACTTTAAAAATTTTACCATTGTCTATATAGAAAGGGTATCCTAGATTACTTGGTGTACGATGAGAGCACACGAATAATATCGAGGCGTCGGTTTGATTCCGGCAGGAAACAGGAATTACCACTTTCGATTTTTTTTTCAAAAAGGAGAACAATATGACGGAAACGGATTACAATGCAATCCAAGCTAAGAATGTTGCAAAAGTATCTAAAGATACTGCCGACAAGCAAGATGTTGTTGAAGAGGTAGAACGCCGACCTAAAAAGGCGGTTGTTAAATCATCATCAACTGAGGAGATTAAACCCGGCCTTATTACAAGACTTGTACGCGGAATCCTTGGGCCAAATGGTGTAAAAGCCATTGTTACATATCTTGGTAAAGAGGTTATTGCGCCGGCTATCAAGGATACTGTAGTTAACTCGATTACTACCGGTGTTAACATGGCGGCATATGGCGAAGACCGTGGACGATATAATAGTCCAGGTTGGAATAATCCTTATCGTAGTAGCGGAGTAAGTGGACGAACCAACACATATACAAACTACTCAAGTTCTTACCATAATAACGATGTAAGAGAAACTCGTGGTCTGAACCAACCTGACCGAATTAAGGATATTTATTTGTTCAGTCATGAGGATGCTCAAATTGTATTAGATAGCCTACGTCAGGATATTCTAAACTTTGGATATGCGCGTCTTGCTGATTATTATGACTATGCAGGACAACCTAGCACAAACTATACTGATAACGCGTACGGTTGGAGAAACTTAAACACCGTCCGTATCATGCCAATTCGTGGTAAATATATTATCGCCTTACCACCAGTTGAAGTAATTTAATTTATAAAAAGGAGAAACTAAAATGAACAACAAGAAATTTATGCTTAACACAATTAAAATTATCGCTTTCGGTGTAGTACCATTTATGCTTGAGAATGGTAAGAAGATGCTTGATAACGCATTAGAAAACGTAAACAAACAAACGGGGGATAAATAATGTTATCGTTTTTACTTACTTTAATAGGTTGTTTATTAATCCTAATATTTGGAGTAATCGCCTTTATTGTATTTAAATTTTTCTTTGTGATTGTCGTAATTGCGTTAATCAGTTGGTTATTTCATAAGATTTGTGGGTAAAGGAGTATATAGAAAATGAAGTGGAATTTAGAAACTTTTAAAGAAAACGTCGGTGTAGCAGCATTTAATTATAAGAAGAAAGAACCTCTTATTATGATGGTTACGGGTCTTATTGGGTTTGGTGTTACTGCGGCTTTAGCTTATCGTGCTAAAGATAAGATTAACACAATTGTAGAAGATGTTGAATATTTGCGTGAGAATGACATGCCTGTACCAGTAGGAGAAACTGTATTACGTGTTGGTAAAGCGCTTGCTCCCGCTATCACTACAGCAGCCTTATCTACAACAGCTATCCTTCGTTCATATCACGTTCTTACAGGACGTAATGCATTGTTGGCTTCTGCACTGGCATCAGCTACACAAGCGAACCATCGTCTACGTAAACAAATCCGTGAGCAATATCCGGATGACCCCAACGCTCAATTTATTGGCGAACGTGAAGAAGTATTGGCAGGGCCAGAAGAAGAAGGTAAGAAGAAACCTAAGACCGTTACTGTTGTAAATCCTAGTGATGTGCAGTGGATGGAGTATACATATTTTAATAAATCTAGTGAGTTCTTTAAAGATGACCTTAACTACAATGAAATGTTTATCGCATCTATGGAAAATGCTTTACAACAAAAACTTAAACGCCAAGGATTCTTAACACTAACATCTGTATATGATGTACTTAAAATCCCATTGGAGAAACCACAACGTCGTGCTGGTTCTGAGCTAGGATGGACAGACCATGACTACTTCGCTCTTGATACGCATATTGTAATGGTTAAAGACGAGAACGGTTATCCATATCCTGTACCTGTAATTGAATTTGAACCTGTTCGTGATATTACATCAAGCGTTGATTTTGGTAGCGATATTGCTGATTACTTTATCTAAAAAGGAGATATATAATGGAAAAACGTGACTTAGTGGCAACTGGCGTCGGATTATTCGGCGCTCTTAATCTTGCTTATATCGGATACGCATTATACAAGAATTATAAAGATTATAAGAATAAAGAAGGCGTCTACGCTGAGGAAGAACCCAAACAAACACAAACTGAACTTCTGGATGACGAAAACCTTATCTTAGTTGAAGAAATACAAGAGCCAGTTAAGATTTCTAAACGTAAAGTTAAGAAGTCTTTCTATATTGGCGTGGGGCTTCTATGTGTTGCTGCAATTGGCGGATACTCTTATGGTTTCAAATCCGGTCATAGAACTACCAAAAAAGAAGCAGATAAGTTAATTGAAACATATAATGCGGTTATCGACCAAAAAGAAAAACTTGAAAAACTTTTGAAAGAACGCCTTGAAAAGGCTGAGGTTGATGTTGAACGCATTACATCAAATGCTCTTAATATGCTGCTACCTGAACATATGGAAACTCGTTGGGTAACTTTTGATGATAAATCATATCATGCGCAATCACATTATACGCCAAAAGTAACTAAAGACTTATCGTCTGAAGATATCGCATCCGCAGTTAAAGAAACATGGGATAAATTATATAACGAACCTGTCGTAGTTGTGCCTGCTGTCGAAGAGGGATAATCTTATTTAGAATATAGAGAGTAAAGGACTAGGCCGGACAACTTCGAGATTCCCGGTCTTCCACTATATTCTCAGGAGGTATACGATGGAATTTACATTTAAATTAAAAACGGAAACTAACTCTGAAATGAATATCATTTCTGACAATGATTTACTTTCTATAGAAATTATAGATTATACAGGCGATTGTTTTTCTATCCCAGTTACAAACAATGACCTTGACAATATTCGGAAATGTATTAATATTATTTTAGGTAAAAAGGTGACTCTATGAATAAAGAAACTCTTGTTAAAGCCGGACTTATTACGGCCGGTCTAGCAGGACTTGGATATTTTGCTTATCATTTTATTAAAGAGATGAAGCAACAACTTAAAGATATTCAAGAAGCTGCTGAATTAGAAAAAGAATCTTTCGAAAAAGAGAAAGAAGAACTAAAAGCTACTATTAAACTACGTGATGACCAGTTGGCTTTGGCAGAAGATCATATCGACCAACTAGTATTCGGTACACCTGATGAAAACGGCGAGCAAATCGAGAATGCAGAACTTGAAGAAATGCGCCGCCGCCAAACCCGTTCAATCTTTGACCGACCTGAAGTTGTGGATATTGAGCCTGTTCCTAGTGAAGATGATGATTTCCATCAAGGTTCAGAGCAAACCGCTAATGAAGAAGTTGAACATCACAATGTTTGGCATGAAAACGAATACTTCAATACTGGTGATGAAGATATCCCGTATTTCGTAGTTGAATCAGCAAAAGATCTTAAAGGAAACGAGGGCCAAAGTATGCGCCATGATACTGACCCAAATAGTGTAGAAGCATGGAACCAATATAAGGCGGTTATGATTAGCGAACTATATGATGACGCTAAATCTGCCCAATATGTTTCAGAACGCTATAACATGGGTCTTCTATTATCTCGACCTAATATCGAGAGTATTATCGACACATTCTCAGAATTACTAGAAGTTAACGATACTCGTATTGTACAACCATATAACCAATTTGATAATAATACTTGGGAAGAAGTATATGAACGTCGTGAAGATTTCTTCGGAACGGATACATATTATTCTTCATCTCAATTCCCAGTAACATTTGGTGAGCTGCTATTTGAATATGCATGTCATTTCGTAGAAGATACCGAAGCTGGTGAACGTCTGCCTATGATTGCGTATATGTTGTATGAATCTGGTATTCTAAACGCTGAGAATATCGAACAGAAACTTCTTATTATCTCTAAAGTACTACAACACCGTAACGTACAAGTTATTCCGAATAGCAGCATGAAAAAACTTGGTATGTTTGGTCGTGTTGTTGAAGTTGTAGAGGATACCGACACTGGTTTCGATGTACGCCTGTATAACGAATACAACGAGTTCTTAGGTCGAGCTATCGACTTTGAAGAAGCCTGGCGGGAACAGTATGGAGATGATGAAGAGGACGAATAATGGCTAAAGAAGGATATATTCAAGTTAAATATTCCTTTAACGGCGAACAAGTATTCCTTGAAGATATTCAACAATCACAGTACAAAGCGTTTAAAGAGGCATTCTTTAGAAATGAGGTTTTTGTGATTAAATATGATAAGGGATATGAGCACGCTGGCCCATTTGGAAACTCTTGTAATGAGAAATATATTGATATGAGCAAAGTTGTTTGGATAGGATATTAAAGGAGCGATTTATATGACGGATAGAAAACCAGATTTCTTCAATATTACAGTTGAGGAATTGACTGGTCCTAATCGGAAAGCCGATGCCGTCGTTTCTGCTGACTTTACTTATCTAGATAACCAAGGCGGTGACGTACAAGATATTGTTGTAAAAGGTGGTGCCTTTTATGCAATGTGGGATGGTGAAAAATGGTCTATGGAAAAGAACGATGTTGTTCGTGCTGTAGACCATGAAATTCGTAGTAAATACATTGAATTGAAAGCAAAAGGATACGAACGCATTTCTCTTAAATTCATGCAGAATGCGGGCTCTGGACTTATGCGTAATTTCGTTAAGTATTGCGAGGATGCTCCTGAATCTTTACAAGTATTTAACTCTAAAATCTTATTTGATAATTATCAAGTAAAACGTGAAGACTATTCAACATTCCAGTTACCATATACACCAACGCCACAACCAACACCTGCCTTTGATGAAATGACATCTGTATTATACGCCCCTGACCAATTGGATAAAATCTTATGGTGTTTAGGCGCCTTATTTACAGGTGAGATTATTAATATCGATAAATTTCTATTTCTATACGGACCAGCAGGAACCGGTAAAGGTACTATTATTAGAATTATTGAGATGCTGCTCGGTCAGTATATCGGTGGTATAGACTTAAAACAACTTACTAGTGGGTCTGAGTATGCGACAGGTACATTACAAGAATTACCTTTGTTAATTGACTCGGATACTGACTTGAGTAGGATTAAGAACGATACGCCATTACTTAAAGTAACATCTCATGAAGAAGTATTTGTCCGTAAACTATACCAAAGACCATATCCGGTTACATTTAAAGGTCTTATTATTACTGCATCAAACCAACGTGCACAATTCCGTGACTCGGAATCAGGTATCGTTCGTCGTCTCCTTAAGGCGGTTCCAACAGGGCATCTCATTGCAGGGCCAAGATATAAGGAGTTAATGAATGGTATTAAGTATGAGCTTGCTGGAATTGCTCAAAAAGCTATTGATACATTTTCTCGTCTAGGTGCGTTCTACTACGCTAACGATGTAGATATCGAGATGCTTGAATACGGCGACTCTATATTTGAGTTCGTTCGCGAGAATGTGTTGATGATGCAAAATAACCCTACCTTATCTGAAGTAGAGCTTTTATATAAAGGTATGCTTGAAGAAAGAGGATGGGAGACCAACGGATATAAGAATAGATTACGCCTTGGTCTACAACGTTTCTTTGAGTCATATACCAAAGATACTAAAGACGAAGAAGGTAATCGTAAACGAAATTGGTATCGCGGTTTCAAATACGAAGAGGCTTTCCCTGAAACTAAGAAGAAACAAGAGGTGTCTGATAAACCTAGAATCGACTTGACGGTTGGTAGACAGACTTCTCGTTTCGACTTAGAAGGTCGAGATTGGCCTGCTCAATATACAAATAAAGACGGCAACCCCCTTAAGAAATGGGACGATGTTACAACCACTCTTAAGGAGATTGACCCGACTAAATTACACTTTGTCCGTGTTCCGACTGACCATATTATTATTGACTTTGATGCTAAGAATGATAACGGCGAGAAAGACCTTGCCAAGAATCTTGAATTAGCATCACAATATCCTCCAACATATACGGAAGTATCTAAGTCTGGTGGTGGCGTTCATCTACATTATTGGTATGATGGCGACGCTACTAAATTAAATAACCGTATATCAGAAGACATTGAAATTAAAGTATTTAAAGGTGGCTCTTCATTACGTAGAAAGCTTATTTCTGCTAATGATTTACCTATTGCTCATATTTCAAGCGGTCTACCAATGAAGGAGGATAAGAAGACAATGTATAAAGATGTCGAACACATTATGTGGACAGAGAAAAAACTTCTTGACTTTATTGACGCTTGTATTCGTAAAGAGCATCATGGGGCGACGGCTCCTGAGATTTCATTTATCGCTAAAGTTCTAGATGATGCGTATGAAGCTGGTGTTATTTATGACTTGCGACATAAGCAACAAGAAGTACTACGATTTGCACTTAGTTCTACCAACCAAGCCCCACAATGTTTGAAGATGGTATCTGAGATGCATTTCTTTAGAGTTCCAGAAGATGAAAACGAATCATATTCTGAGAGCCTTATTTTACCAGATGAAGAGATTGTATTCTTTGACTCGGAAGTATTCTCTAATCTATATATGTTAGGTTGGAAGAAATACGGCCTAGAGGTACCAGAGGCGGTTTACCGAGGATTAGAAGACTGTACTAGTCTGTCTGAAATTGAGTCTATCTTAATTAACGAGTGGTGGAAGGAACACGAGAAAGAGATTGGTATTGAAATTAACCCAACACCTCAACGTGTTCGCCATTTATTCGATACATACCCTATGGTTGGTTTCAATAACCTTGGATACGATAACCATATTGCCTATGGTCGTATGCAGGGCGATGACGAGATGGAATGTTATAAGCGTTCTCAAGGGATCATCGAAAAGAGAGATAGGCGGGCTAAAATCTGGGCTGCTAATGATATCTCTTATGGCGATATTTACGAATTCCTAGATACTAAGATGTCATTGAAGAAATGGCAGATTAAGTTAGGTCTACGTCATGACGAGTTCGAATACGATTGGACTAAGCCACTTCCTGAGCATGCATGGGGTCGTTGTGCGGCATATATGCTTAATGACGTTACCTCAGAGGAAGAACTGTTCAAATCTAAAGACGGACAAGATGCATGGAACGCACGTAAGATCTTGGCTGAAATTAACGGCCTATCGCCTAACGTTAAGACTCAGACACAAGCTGAGAAATTCTTATTTGGTGATGACCCTAATCCACAAGACAAATTCAACTGGTATGACCTAGCTGAGGAATTCCCTGGATATACCTTTGATAAATTCAAACGTAAATCTGAATATATGGGAGAGGATCCATCAGAAGGCGGATATGTTCATGCTGAACCAGGTATTTACGAAGATGTTATTGTCTTGGATATTGCTTCTATGCATCCTCATAGCCTAATCGCTATGAATTATTTTGGCCCATATACGCCAAAATTTGCCGCCTTGGTTAAATGCCGTATGGGGATTAAACACGGAAATATCGAAGAAGCATCCCATGCATTTGATAATGTTGACCCTGAATTGGCAGATAAACTTCGTCCATATTTGGAAGGAGGTTCAGTAAAAGGGCTCGCTCATGCATTAAAGATTATTATCAATATTGTATATGGTATGACATCCGCACCTTGGCCTAACAAATTCAAAGACCCTCGTAACGTCGATAACTGTATTGCGAAACGTGGTGCTTTATTTATGATTACAGCCCAAAAAGCCGTTGAGAAAATGAATTATCAAGCCGCTCATATTAAGACCGACTCTATTAAGGTACCTAAGGGAGATAAGAAAGTTATCGACTTCTTAATGGATCTGGCTAACAAGTATGGTTATACTTTCGAACATGAACACACATATTCTCGTATGGCCTTGCTTAACCGAGCTACGGTTATTGCAGAAATCGGTTGGCCAGAAGACGAGAAGGGTAAATGGGAAGCTATTGGTGCACAATTCGGTAAGAAGACAAACCCATTTGTATATAAGACATTATTGAGTCAAGAAGATGTTGAAGAAAAAGACTTCTTTGTTACTAAGGAAGTTAAAACTGCTATTTATCTTGATGATCAATATGTTGGTAAGAATGCTCAAATTTATGCTTCTGTCACAGGTAGAGAAATCTCAAGAACTCAACCAAGTAATGTTGCTCAGATGATTCAATCGCGATGGATCAAACCGAAATACATGTTACAACGTGAGATTGCAGGACTTAACGATTATGAGATTGAAGAAGCTAAGAAGCAGAAAATTGCTGACGAACTGGGTCTTGATGTATATGAGGTTAAACGTATTATTACTGAAGGCTTCCCAGATACAATGACTGATAAACACGTATCTGTAACAGGTACATCAGGTTTTAAATGGGAGCTTGCAAGTAATTACAAAGGGTTTGATGATATCGATATGACATATTATCACCAACTTGTAAAAGAGGCCGTTGAAGATGTGTATTCTGTAGGTGACGGTAATATTATTTTCAAAGGAACTAAATATGAAAGGAATTAGAAATGTTTAAAAGAATTTTGAATTGGTTTTCAAAAGACTCAGGTGATGACGAAGCTAGTAAATCTGGCTTCATTGTCACCATTAGTAAATTTGATGAAGATTTAGGCGCTAATCGAACTGATATTCTTATTGTAGGTAAAGATGAAGAATCTAATGTTTGTAGTATGGCAGGTTCTGAAGAAATTCATAAGGTGTCTTTATTTGATGGGAACATTCTTATGTATACTGCCGGAGTAAAATCCAATATTATGCTAAGCCCTTTTAAGTCTATTGAATATCTTGATGGTACGCTTAAGGTGATGAAAGCACAGGGGGTTAAGCATGTACTTGGCTGGGATATGCCTATCGATTAGGAGCTGCCATGATACATGTAATAGACTCAACAATTGGACAAAATAGGCTTTTGTTTCGACTGGGACCGCGAAGTGCGCACCTGCGACCCGCAGTACTATCATTGGACGCAGTGGGCATTTCAGCGTATGTTCGAGTCGTATTACGACTATAACGAGGGCAAGGCAAAACCCATTTCCGACCTCGTCCGACACTTTGAAGAAGAGGGAACACTCAACCTTAACATTGCGCAGGGCGAAGAAATAACCTTTTCGGCAGGCGATTGGAGAAGCATGAGCGAGAAGGAACAACAGGAGACGCTGATGAACTACCGCATTGCTTACCTCGGAGAAACCATGGTGAACTGGTGTCCAGGCTTAGGAACGGTGCTTGCAAACGACGAAGTTGTAGACGGAGTCAGCGAGCGTGGCGGCTATCCGGGAGTCCAGAAGAAGATGAAACAAAGGGGGCTGCG